ATTGATAATAAACCTAATAGAAATTTAATTAATGAATTAGTCTCACGTTGTGGGACTTTTTTTAATACGATTACAATCGATGAGCAAATATTATTTCCAAAAGCCTATTTACCTGATGAAGCAGATGGTGTTCAACATATTCGTTTTACATTAGAATTTCCACAATATATTGAATGGAGTGAAAGATAAATGGGAGAAAAAAGAAGTAAAACCGGAATTATTTCTGTCGAAAAACCTACTTGGTTTCCTTTGGAAGATGAGACAGGGAATTTTCCGGTATATGGTACTGCGTTGCCAATGGGAACAGCAGTAAGTATCAAACCAACAGCTAATTATGAAACAACACAAGATTATGGGGATTCAGTGGTTCAAGATCAATTTACAGCTTTTGGTGGTGCAGAAGTTGAACTGGAAGCAAATGGATATACTCATAAAGTTTTATCTACAATTACTGGAGGGAAAATTGTTAAAGGTGGTGCCTTGCGTTCTGGAGAAGATATTGCGCAAGATGGTGCGTTTGCATATAGACGTAAAAAATCGAATGGGAAATACCGTTATACGGTCTTTTATAAAGGACAGTTTGCTCTAGATTCAGATGAAACATCAACGATTGAAGGAAGTAAAGTAAGTTTTACTCATCCAACTTGGAAGGGTTCATTTGTAGATGTACCAGGACTTGGATATATGTATTCAGTTGATGAAGATGATGAAGGCGTGGATAAAGCAATGATCGGAAATTGGTTTACAAAAGTAGCAATTCCAATTGAAGAAGCAGAACTTTCAGGAGGTACAGAATAATGTCAAAATATCAAACAACGATTAAATTAACGAAAAAAGATGAAGAAGGTAAATATGAGCAAGTACAATTTAAATCTGCTGAATTTCTACCAGGCCCAGTCGTAGAAGAAGCAGCAGAAGTAATGGAGGGAATGCAAAATGCTGTAGATGGAAAATCAGTATCAGAAGCATTAAGTCGAGCTTATTCATTTATTGCAGATATTTTGTTTGAAGGACAGTTTACTGGTGAAGATTATCGTCAAGGGATCGATGCTCGAGAAATTGCTTCGTTGACAGGTAAGTTATTAAAATCTGTTACTGCAGGCTTTGATGAAACTTATACAGAAACGAAAAAAAAGTAAGCGAAGCTCTCAAATATCCTTTTTTTAAACATTCGATTACTTATCGAGAATTAGATTTAAAGACGCAATTACTCGAAGCAGGTTGGACGTTACCAGAAATTGAACGTACTGACTTTGACGAGTTAATGCGTCTTTTTGCTTTTCGAGATGCAGTAAAAGAGCATGAGGATGTTGAGTACTACGATAACTTCACCCAATTTTAGGAGGTGATACTTTGAATAACGATGACCTAATTCTGAAGATGATACTAGATGAATCTGGTTTTACTGCCGGTATGAATAATGCTGTCAAAAAGTTGAACTCTTTTGATGAAACAATCGAAAGAAAAAGTAGAAATAGTGGCAGTTCATTAGGTAGTATTTGGAAAATATTTGCTGGAAGTTTTCTAGCTAGCGGAGTAACTAGAATCGTAGGAGCTGGCTTTGATCTAATCAAGGGTTCCATAAGTGGAGCGGTTGATCGAGTAGATACGATGAATAACGCTCTACGAAATTTCCAAAATATGGGATTTAGTAATTCAGAAATTATGAAGAATATCGGAAAGAATGGGCTTTTATCTCAAGGTATTCAAGGACTTCCTACTGCTTTGAATGATGCGATAAGTCATGTTCAACTTCTTGCTTCTTCTACAGGTGATTTAACTCGTTCAACTCAAATATTTAAAGCTTTAAATGATGGAATTCTTGGTTTCGGTGGTTCAACTGATCAAGTTAATGAAGCTGTTATTCAATTATCTCAAAGTTTCTCAAACGGAAAAGTAGACGCACAAACTTGGAACTCAATGATCAACGCTCAACTTGGACCTACTCTTTCTGCTATTGCTAAAAAGATGGGAATTACAATGGGAGATCTGAAAGAAGGTTTATCTCAAGGTAAGATTTCTGTTGAAGAATTCCAAAATCAATTAATAGAAATGGATACCAAAGGTGGCGGAGGACTTAAATCATTAAGTCAAATCGCTAAAGATTCTACTAAGGGAATTAAAACCTCTATACAAAATGCAAAAACAGCTGTTACACGTGGTGTTGGTGAGGTAATAGAAGGATTAAATAAAGCATTAGTAGATTCAGATTTAGGTGGATTTAAGGGAATTATTGATAAAGTGGGCAGTTCAATGGAATCGTTCTTAAAAGTAATTGCTGCAAATATTCCTACAGCAGTATCATTTTTAAGTAATTTATTTAACGAAATTCAAAAATTTGGTTCTGCTTTGAAATTCATGATGCCCTTTCTTGTTCCTGCAGCTACCGCTTTTGGAGCGTTCATGTTTCAACTTAAAGGTATACCAGCAATAATAAAAAGCTTCAATAATTTTAAGAATGCCATAATTGGCGTTGGAAATTCATTAAAGATTATGGGGGCAATAGCTGCTGCTAATTCATTTGTTTTAATTATTGGTGCAGTCGTTGGTGCAATAGCTGTTTTCGGTTACTTTATGGCAACCAATGAAGAGCTTAGAAACAAGGTTATATCTATTTGGAATGATGTGAAAGATTCCGTAATTGGTGTATTAAAAAATATAAAGGACTGGGGAATTGATACTTGGAATTCTGCTAAAGAAATGGCATCAAATGCAGTTGAGGGTGTCAAAGATGCTTGGTCAGGAACAAAGGAATGGTTTTCTAACACCTGGAAAGGTATTAAGGATGGGGCCACAGGTTTATTTGATAAAACAGTAGAGACTTCAAGAAATGCAGTCGATAGTGTAAAAAATGCATGGTCTAATATGAAGAAATGGTTTTCTGATACTTGGCAAAGTATAAAAGATTCAGCCAGAGAAAAATGGAATGGAATCAAAGGTTCTATTATGTCAGTTGCTGGTCCATTGATTACAGGTATAAAGAATGCATTTTTACATGTTACTTTTTATCTAGAGACCTTATGGAATAATTTAGTTGAGATTGGTAAAAACGTCTTTGAGATTTTAAAAAATGTTATACTTGCGCCGGTTTTGTTTATTACCTCCATGATTTCTGGTGGATGGGAAGAAACAAAAAATAATATGATTGCTGTTTGGAATAATATTAAAGAAAGTGCCATAAATATTTGGGAATCTATAAAGAATATATTTGTAAGTTATTTTACAAATATTTATTTTGCTGCACTCAATATTTGGACAGGGTTCAAGCTTACATTGATAAATATTTGGAATGAAGTGGTAAATCAAGCTAAATCGATTTGGTTAAACATAAAGTATTTTTTTATTAATCTTTGGATTGATATAAAATATTTTGCAATTCAGAAATGGATTGAATTGAAGTTTTCTATTATTCAAACTTGGATCGATTTAAAATATAATGCCATTACTACTTGGAATAATATTAAACAGTTTTTCAAAGATACTTGGAAAAATATTAAAGATACGGCATACAATACGTGGATTTCTATAAAAAATACCATGATTAATACATGGAATAACATTAAGGACTCTTTCTGGAATATTGTTACTGGAATTGTTAATTCTGCTGAAAATGCATGGACAAATCTAAAAAATGGTGTTTCAAATGCTATTAATCGGGTAAAAGAAATCTTTAATTCGTTAAGGGAAGTCAATTTATTTGAAATTGGCAAGAACATCATTGATGGACTTATAAATGGTGTAAAAGAAAAGTGGAATGCTTTGAAAGATACTATCAAAGGTATTGCAGGTAATATCAAAAATTGGATTAAAGGAGCTTTAGATATTCATTCTCCATCAAGATGGATGCGTGATATGGTTGGTAAAAATATTGTTCAAGGTATTATCGTTGGTATTGATAAAGAGCAAAGTAAGTTAGATCAAACCATGACAAATTTAGTAAAAACACCGTCTGTTCAACCTGTAGTAAATGGAATAAGTCACCTACCAATTACACAAACAAAGCAAAATATATCTGCTAGTGAAACAAAAGAAATTCATTTACATTTAAATGTTTATGGAGATTTACCTGATTCAATGGTTCGAAAGATTACTACAAAAATTAAAACAGAATTGACAAGACAAATGAAACGAGATGCTGGTGCAGTAGGAGGAACATTATATGCAACTTAAGAGAGGACAATTTTTTATTAATCAACATTATTCTTCTGAATTTAATGTGTATATTCAAAACAGGCCTGCTTCTGTTTCAGCTAGTCGAGTAATTGAATTGAGAGAGCGAGAAGGAAATGATTCTATCATTATTGATAAAGGCTATTACAAAAATGTGACTAGAAAGATTGAGTGTTACTATAAAGCACCTTCAATTGATATGGTGCAGGAGTGGGAAGATCGAATCACTGAATGGTTAGATATGTCGTCTTATAGTGATTTTATTCTTTACTATGATGAACAATATATTTATCAAGCTGTAGTAATAGAAGGACCTGAATTTAAAGGAACAAGAAAAACAGGAAATATTGTCCCTTTTGAATTTACAGTGAGTATTCGACCATTTAAGGAAAATTACAATGGTAGATTTACTATTCGACAAACAGAAACTTTTGAAATTTATAACCCAGAGAAGTATTCTTCAAAACCGCTTATTAAATTGAGTGGTTCTGGAGATGCTTCTTTTTATATTAATAAGGATAAATATGATTTGAAATCGTTGGACAGAGAATTATTTATAGATTCTAAATTAGAAGAGGCTTATCGAAAATTAGATGGTAATTTAGAACATCAGGATCAGGTCACCTTATTTTTAGATTTTCCATTTTTATATCCTGGAAAAAATGAAATTAAATGGACGAAAAATATTCATTCATTTGAAATAATGCCTAGGTGGTGGAGAAAAGTATGAAACCAAGAATATATAGTCCTACTGAAACAGATTTCTCAACGAATGGCTTAGGAATTTTAAAGGATTGTACAAGATGTGAAATATATGAAGTAGCTAATGGAAAATATGAATTAGAGTTGGATTATCCTTTAGGAACTAGATTTGATGAATATTTTGAAAATGACTATCAAATAAAAGCAAAGCCAAACGATCAAGAAGAGTATCATATCTTTTTTATTGATGATAAAGATATAGATACTTTTTTAAATACAGTAACTATTTATGCTCAGAGTCGTACAAATCGACTTGGAAGACGGGTAGTCACTCTTGTGGAAGTGGACTCTAAAACTGGTCAAGAAGCGATATCAATTATTGAAACTAAAATGGATAAAAAATCTGACATACGACTTTATTCTGATATTACGGCTGTTTCTAGCACAATCTTTGAAGCGAGAAATGTTTTAAATTGTATTGCTGGTGAACAAGGATCATTGCTTCAATATTGGGGCGGAGAAATTAAACGTGAACCATTTAAGCTTTCTTTGTTAAAGCGAAGAGGTCGCAATAATGTTGGAACGATTCGGTATGGAAAAGATATGTCTGGTTTGAAGGTCAAATTAGATTGGACAGGTATAAAAACAAGAATTATTCCATATGCTGATCCTCAAAGTGAAGTAGGTACGACTAATCGAATTTATGGTTCGCCAGTAGATAGTGCCTATATTAATAACTATCCTGATGTCTATACAGAACATGTTCAGTTTACAGAAGAACAAGGAGTAAAAGACATTAAGAGCTTAAATAAAATAGCTAAAAATTACTTTAAAACGATCAATCCTGGCTGTGATAAGCCTAAAGTTTCTATTACGGTTGAATTTGATAAGTTGACTGATAGTGAAGAAGCGAAAGAATTTGCGAAGATTAGAAATTATGGTCTGTTTGATACATTTAAAATATATCATAAAAAATATAATATTTATCTTGAATCAAAGGTTAGTGGACTACAATACGATTCTTTATCTGAAAAAACTTTGAAATTAGAAGCAGGAGACATTCAAGTTGCTTTTTATCAGCAACAAGCTGTAACTATTCAGGATAAATTAAAAGATTATGCAACGAATAATTATATGAGTGATTTTAATGATTATGTTTCTTCAATGATTACAGGTCAAGGCAGTGCAGGAGGATATGTAGTTTTATGGCCAAAAGAAAAACCTTCCAACATCTTTATTATGGATAATCCAGATTTAGAAAAGGCAAGAGAAGTACTAAGAATGAATAAAAATGGGATTGCTTTTTCTAAGAAAGGATGGCGGGGGCCTTTTAATTCAGCTTGGACATTAGATAGTATATTTAATGCCAATTTTATACAAACTGGATTAATCAAAGCAGATATCTTTCAAAATTCTTTTAACAAGACTGGAGATGTATTGAAATTAGTTAATGGACTACTCCAAATTTGGAACAACAAAAAGAAAATAATGGAGTTAACTAAAAAAGGAATGGAATTTTGGAATTCTAAGGGTTCAATTGGAACGATTGGAACAACTGATTCTGTTGGTAATCCTTTTCCTGGGGCTTCTACTCCAACCCCTATTGAAGATAATTCTTTAGTTATTCGTACAAATGGAGACGGCAAATATATTTTGATTTCTCCTAAAGTAGGAAAAGGATTAGTTTTATTAGGAAATGGTAAAGCAATTTATTTTGGAGACTTAGATGTACAAGGAAAACTTACAGTTAAAGGAAAAGAAATAATTCCTGGACAAGGTGGTGGTCCATCGGGAGGTGGAGAATCTACTGGTGGGTATCCTAGTGAATTAAAAACAGATGCAGAAAAGAGAGCTTGGAGAATTTACGATATTTTGTGTAATAACGGATTTACGAAACAATCTGCATGTGGAATATTGGGGAACATTCAACAAGAAACAGGAGGAACTTTTGATCCTGATACTGTTCAAATAGGTGGACCAGCATACGGATTAGTTCAGTGGGATGGTTCTTCATATCCTCTTGTTGGTCCAGCAACATGGGATGGAAAAGTTTATGTTCAAAACTTATTTAATGCTGCAGGTATTAAAGAACCAATAACGAGCTTAGATGCACAAGTTCGATTGCTTATTTGGACATTTACAAATGGACAATGGATGGGCGTAGTACAACCTACGACGGTTGATGGATTTAAGGCCTGTACTGATCCAAGACAAGCAGCATATGCTTTTGAACGAAACTATGAACGTCCGGCAGCGACACATCCTGAACGTCAAGATTATGCAGTTAACTGGTATAACAAATTTAAAGATTTAAAACCAGGAGGAGCTACTGGAGAAGCAGGACTAAAACATTTAGAGTCTTTGATTGGACAACGAATTGGCAATGGTCAGTGTTATGGCTTGTCTGCAGAATATTCAGGATATCTGGGTGGTTGTGGCATGGGTGCTGGAACAAAATATGGTTTAACTCATGTGATAGGAAATACTTCTGCAGCATCTGATATTGGTATTGCCTATGATTGGTCTGCTGTTGGTTGGAAAGTGATTCAAAACCCTAGATATGATCAATTAGTAGTTGGTGCAATTATTAATTGGGCAAGAGGTGGACAAGTGGGTTCATGGTTTGCAGANGGAACTTATGGACATACTGGCGTTATCCGAGGCTTAGCTAATGGTCGTATGCAAACTTATGAACAAAACACAGAGTTAGGTATGATTTGTGGAAAGTTAGATCGCCAGTATTATAGTGCAAGTGCAATTTCTTCCATTGTCATACCACCAAAATAGGGAGGTGATTTAATGGCAAAGTGGAATGTCATATTAAGTACAACAGAACCCTATAATTACGTGGGGATGATTCAAGTTCGACAAGGCAATAAAAACACTGAAGTTATGGAAGCTACAATTGTCGAAAATGGTCTTCCATATGATTTATCAGAATGTAAGGTATATTTTGAATCAGTTGTTGGCGGAAAATATCCAGTCCAATTAGAAACAAGAATTGTGGATGCTAAAAAAGGGAAAATCAAATATATTTTTGATAAATATTCCATGCAGTGTTTGCATCGACAAACAGCCAATTTCATTATATTTAAAGGAGAAGACTTGATTGGAACAACTCAAGACTTCTCCTATTTTGTCATCAATGCTGTTTCAAAAACAGAAGGAGAAATGGGTTCTTATTGGCAATCAATTGAAGATTTAATTGCTGATATGACAGATTTTATTAATGAAAATAAAGGCGATTTTACGGACTGGATGAATGAAAGGAAAGAAGAATTTGATCGCTGGAGAGAAGAACAGGAGAATAGTTTCCAAGATTGGAGAGAAGGACAAGAATCAGATTATTTGTCATGGTTTGAATCAATCAAGGATATTTTGAAGTCTATCGATCCAGGTGGAGTAATGTTAGCCGAATTAATGGATGCACGTGTAGATCTTCAAGGTGTACGCCATGAATCGATTTCTGAACGTTTCCTATCCGATCTAAATTATTTGTATCAAAAAATGAAAGCAGCACTTTTCACGATTGAATACGGTGAAATTGAAGTGACTGATATTCTTCAAGACGATCTCTTTTCAGATAATCACGAAGTCGAAAAAATTGAAACAGTAGAATTTCCAATTGAAGAAGGAGCTTTGATTATTGCAACTGTTGATGATCCAAAACAGAATGTTTTCACTCTTGAGAAAGTTGGGGTGATTTGATGGTTAAAGTAAAGAGAATGATGGAGACTGATGAATCTGGTGTTAAACGTCAATTTATGCCAATTACACATGTTTCTGCAGTTTTAGGCTTAGAAAAAATGATATCAGGACAATCAAAAGTTCTTTCGGTTAATGGTAAATATGGTGCAGTCATTTTAACGAAAGCTGATTTAGGATTAGAGAATGCAATTACTGAACTACCTTATGCAAGCGAGACAAGCGATGGTATTCTTACTGCTGAAATGTTTCAAAAGATCGTAAATGGAGAAGGTGGAACATATATTTTGCCGATTGCTACTCCTGAACAATTAGGAGGTATAAAAGTTGGGGAACTCTTAGAAGTTACTGAAGAAGGTGTTTTATCTGCAACTAAGCAAACAGACTTCAATTTCTCTGAAGAATTAAAGGGAAAATTAGAATCTCTAAAAATATTAAAAGCAGGTGCAAATATATCAATTGCAGAAGATGGAACAATTAGTTCTACAGGTGGTAGTGGGACTGGTGGTGTTAATCAGTCATATGTAGATCAAAAATTCCAAGAAGCTGTAAATCAAGCAGAAAATTACACAAACGAAAGAATTCCAAATTTTACTTTTGAAAAAATCGGGGAGGTATAGAAAATGACAGATATCGTAAAAATAAAACAAAGCGGTGTACAGGTTTATCCACAAACTCATTGGAATGCTATAGAAGGCAAACCAACAACGGTGAAGGGAGATAAAGGCGATCCTGGCCAAGCAGCAACAATTACCATAGGAACCGTTTCTAGTGGTTCAACCGCTTCTGTTACGAATGTAGGAACATCATCTGCAGCTAGATTTAATTTTGTTTTACCAAAGGGAGATAAAGGTGATCCTGGAATAAATGCCACAACTACAGCTGTAGCTACAACTACAGCAAATGGGTTGATGTCGTCCACAGATAAAACTAAGTTGGATGGAATTGCAGCTGGAGCACAGAAAAATCCAGGTAATGCTACAACTACGACAGCAGGTTTAATGTCAGCAACCGATAAAGTGAAACTTGATGGATTAGCGAATATTACATTTGAGAAAGTGGGGACGGTTTAATGGCTGATATTGTTCAATTAAAAGAAGACGGAGTTGCTAAATACTTAAAAACGCATGTAGAAGCTATTGATGGTAAAGAAGCATTGGTGCAGACAGATGGAGACCAAGCCATTGCAGGACATAAGAATTTTTCAGGTTCTGTAACAATCAATAATAAACGTGTTTTGACGACTGATGATAACAGATATGAAGTGGTAAATCTGGTTGTCACTAACGGTAATACAGGGACAGCAAAGCTTTATCGTGAAGGAAAAACAGTTTCTATATATTTTGTGGCTTTAAACGGAAAAAGTAGTGGCGGGAATGATTCGGTTATTTTAACTGTTCCAGAAGGCTATCGGACACCAATTAGTTTTGAACAACTGGTTGGGTCAATAGACCGTTCTACTTTGAACAGTGCTCAACTATCTATTGGCGCAGACGGAGCCATTAAATGGAGAAGAAATTCAAGTTATGGATCAGCTTATTCATTTGTTATCACTTATTCAATTTAAGGGAGGAAATCTAATGAAAGTAGTTTACAAATCAATCAAGCCTTACGGATTCGAGCAAATCATTTTGAACAATCAAGAAAATATCCCTGAAAACTGTACAGAGATTAAACCACCAGTTCCTAACTGGAGACCAAGATTTGATTTTGATAAAAAACAGTGGGTTGAGTTAGCTACTGAAGAAGAGAAAAAAGGGAATGCTGTTGATAGCGTAGATGAATTGGCTAATATTAAGGCATTATACGAAACGCTGAAGGCAGAAAATGATGAATTGAAACAGCTAAATTCTAAAGCAATGCTAAACAATGTAGCAATCAAGCAAGAAAATGTCTTATTGAAAGAAAAGTCAGAAAGTTTAGCGCAGTTGAATTCAAAAACGATGCTTGCTTCTGTACAAAATACCAAGGAAATCGAAGAAATCAAAAAACAATTACAAGGTGGGAAGTAACATGTATTCATATGAAGATATCAAACTAATGTATGACTGGGGCTGTTTCACTAACGAACAAGTAATGGTTTTCGTTCCATTATGCATTACAGACGAAGAAGCAGATAAAATCATTAATAAAGATAAGAGCGCATCTTAATTGATGCGTTTTTATTTAAGGTAAAGGAGTTGTCACATGATTAATTTAGGGGAATGGGGAATGATAGCAGGATCAATAACCGCTATCGTTTCTTTGATTTTATTAGTAATTAGACCGATTGCTGCATCTTTCTCGAAAATTACTGAGACTCTTTCAAAAGTAAGCCACAATTTAGATTTGCTGACTAAAGATTTAGAATCGAGCAAATCAGATCGATTGATGATTCATGAAGAACTAAAGAAACACGATGAAAGATTAGATACACATACAGAAAAATTGGTGGAACACACGCAACAAATCAAAACTTTGTTTAGGGAGAGAAGAAAATGAATAATAAAACGTTCGAAGTACTAAAATGGTTCGCACTGGTAATTATTCCCGCACTAGCTACTTTCGTGGGGTTAGTTGGTAAAGCGCTCAATTGGCAGTACACAGATATCTGTGTTGTCATCATTACTGGTTTTGGCGCGTTTTTAGGGAGTGTGTTGGGTGTATCAAATCGAACCTACAAAATGTTCTCGGCTGAAAGCGAAGAAGGAGGAAACAAATGAAAAAGAAAATTACTATTACTGCGATGAGCCTGTTAACGGCTCTTTTTTTATTGCCAATTAACGGATTTGCCTATACTATCAACAATGAATTTAATTTGGGCGCAAATGAAGGTAGCTCACAAGTAGCAAATAATCAGTATATTTTACTGCATGAAACGGCTAATGAAACAGCAACAGGACGCAATGAAGCGCAGTATATGCAACGTTCATGGACTAGCGCTTATACTGCTTATATTGTGGGAGACGGCGGAATTGTTTATCAAGTCGGTCAACCTGGTTATGTACAGTACGGTGCTGGTTCGTATGCTAATGCCAACAGTCCTGTGCAGATTGAGTTACAACACACACATGATAAAGCAACGTTTGAGAAAAACTACAAGGCATACGTTGAATTGGCTAGAGATTCAGCAATGAAATATGGTATTCCATTAACGTTGGACACTCCTTATAACCAACCGGGAATCAAATCGCATTTATGGGTAACACAAAACATCTGGGGCGATCATACAGATCCTTACGGTTATCTTTCTGAAATGGGCGTAAGTAAAGAAAAATTAGCATATGATTTAGCTCATGGATTTACCGATGAAAATCCAACAACTTCTGAAAACAAGCCTGTCATTGATCCAACACGAGCTGGTGCAGCTAATCCTACACTGACAGATGGAACGAATTACGCCCACATTGATCAGTTTGGAGAAATCGAAAATGCAAATTTGCATGTAGCTGGATGGCACATTGCTAACTATAAATACGAGTATATCTTCATTATGGATTACAATACTGGGAAAGAATTAGCTCGAGTAAGAGCTGATGGAATTTATAGATCAGATGTAAATCAAGCTTATAATACTTCTGGAAATGTTGGCTATCATGTATCTTTTAACATGCGTAACTTCCCTAATAAGAAAGTCTATGTCATGATGCGGGCAACGAATGATCCAGAGGGAAACACTAAAGGCGGTGCGCAAGATTTCCATGACAAACGTTGGTATTTAAATATTCCTAAACGATAAAAATAGCTCCTCGTTGAGGAGCANTACATAACTATATTGACAACTATAAAAATCATTCGATAAAATAGTGATGTTATCGCATATCTTCACTATCACCCATAATAGTCACACTCCAAGCTATGCGATAACAGGTTTGTTGCCACACATTCTACTGGTTGATTGTTTATGGCTTTATGTGGCAACAACCAGTACCCTTAGCTCAGTTGGTCAGAGCAGACGGCTCATAACCGTCCGGTCGTAGGTTCGAGTCCTACAGGGTACATTAACGTAGCCATTTGAATCGTTCTGTGTTAGAATTTTTTNGAAGAGTATTATACAAGCTAAAGCTTTTCTTCATTGCCACTCAAATGAGTGGCTTTTTTATGTATCCTTTTATGGATTAATGAAAGGATGTTTCACATAGTTATATTTCTGTATATTTGAAAAGTTTTACTTTGATTTTTAAATAGAAAGACATTTGGGTTANATTGTGAGATNATAATAAAGAAGAGTTTAAAGCGNNCCCCAAAANCCACTTCCCCATAAGTGTGTTACGCTTTAAACTCTTTTATATTTGAAGCNATTAAAANGCATACCATATTTTTGAAAAAAAGTGAGNNAAAAAAGGCTTANAATTGGAGTGGTAGTTAATTAGTGACTTATTTTTGATTTTATAGCACTGATACTATAAAATATAGATATCATCATATTACACAATCTTAATACTAACTTAAAAAATATCTCCTTTCATAAGTATGGTGATAAAATCCGTTCCGGGCTACCTTTTTAGGTAGCCTACTTTAATCTTTNTANCTTTCTGGATCAACGAAAGTATACTTTATATAGTCATAACGCCGATGATCGCTNCGNGCGTCTNGCACATCAGTCACGATATCAAACAAAAAATATACNTCTTTCTTCATTCTNGTTTTNGNNGCAGGGATTTTAAAGTAGTTCTTATTAGAATAGTAGAGATTAATTAATAAGCTATCTTCGATTGCTAAAAAGAAAACTTCTGAATCCCACACCTTATAAAAATCTTTGACAAATCTATTCGAAGGATCAAATTTAAACCATAATTGCGTCTCATTAAAAAGCATAACCATTACTCCGATCTATTTTTAAACTTAGTCTCTACCTCTAATATATATCGAGTTTTTATTTTGCCTTCAGAGAATACTGTTTCTTTTTTTGCAGTTACAGGTTGTTTATTTTCGGAAAAAGCTAATATAGCTAAAATTGAAACATCCATCTGGAATTTGTCTTTTTCGTTGCTTTGCTCATAAAAATCTGCATATTCATCACTAATATTTTTTCTAATAAATTCTTCCATCATAAAGATCACCTCGAAAAGAGTATACGAACAAACGTTCTTTTTGTAAAGGTGGAATTTATTATACTAAATAAATAGGTGAACAAGTACTTGTGCCAAATTATGTGCCAAAAAAAATCGAATTTAATAAAACACAAACAAAAAGAAATCCTATTATGATAACATTTCTTATAATAACAAACACAACAGAAGACGTGTAATAGTTAGTCAGGAACGTACAAATAACCCCTGTATCCTTTGCGGTACAGGGGGTTATTTTGTATAAGTAGACATTGTAGTTTCTAAACTGCTATGTCCTAAACGTTTCGATACGCTAAGTATATTTACTCCTTGATAAAGTAAAATAGATGCATGCGTATGTCTTAGTCCATCAATAAACAGTCGAAGAGAAAATAGGGAAAAATTGATTACTAAAGAAAAACTTACTAGGTCGACGGTGTAGTTGATTTTCATACTTCAATAGATTCGAATTAAACGATTTCGATTGGCTTATACCAGTCCTATCCAACGAAAGATATATCGTTCTTAACTCTAGCGGTATAACTTGAAGCTTTACGTAAAGCCAATGGGAATGAACTGGAGATGACTTTTTATTATTTTTAGTAATAGCTGATGGGTTAATACTTACAACTTTCCTTTTCAAAGTACCATATAAAAAAACGATTACGTCCATATAATTGTGTAAAAGTGAAGCATCAAAAAAGCCATTGATCTCAGTTAGGAGTACAATGTTTTTTGCAGAAAACATACTCGAATAGGACTGATATCA